TGATTGATCCAGAAATATCGCCAATCCCAACTAACACGTTGGTAATTGGGGAGGTGTAAGTGGTAACGATGTTGTCAACCTGAGTTGTTCCTTTGGATGCAAAGTTGTAATTTGCAGCAGCAGAATTTGGCGCGGCCAACAAAAAAGCACCGTTGTTAGCGGAAATTGACGCAGAAAGTTCTGCAACAACACTTTGCGCCGAATCACTCAACTTCCTCACCCCCTGCCACAACGTCATCTTGTCCGTAGCGGTGAAGTCGATGCTGTTGGTCTGCATGAACTGGTTGCTGCCGTTCGGCTTGATGTAGACCGGGAAGCCTACGGAGTCGTAGTCCGTGCTGGTGTTGACGCGCTGGTATGCGGGGAGGTCTACGCCTTGGTTGGTGTAGCGGAGGTCTGCGCCCCAGATAAAAATGCCGCTGGTTCCATCGCCAGTAAACGAGCCTGTTTGCAACCCAAAAAATGGGTTTATAAGGCCAGTTGTATAGGTGTAGATACACACCAAACGATACCAACCATTACCAACCGAAGTAATACTTGCAGTTACCCCAAAAGCAGCGCTTATCAATACTCCAGTAGTTAAGTTAAATGTGCTTAACGTAGTGTCGTTTGGAAAATTTATAAAGCAGGTGTTGTACTCACCCGCCTTTGCGTAAATTGAATACGTGTAAACCCCGGGACTTAAAGTGATGGGGCGACTGCCGTAATGAAAATTGCTAGTGGTATCCGCCACCATTTTGTCGCCAGTTAAGGTTCCATCTGGTGCAATTGTGCTGTTCGCTGTAATTGTGGAATTCAACTTAGTCCACGCAGCGTTTGCAAAATCCTCAGTCTTGGTCAGCAAGTTCACCAGCGCCGATACCACAGGGCGGTTGCCGGAGTTGGTCTGGAAGCGGTGGTTGCCGGGAAGTTCTTTGGCGGAGATGTTGGAAATTGTCGCAGACGCTCCTGTTGTTGCACGGATGATAAAAAATCCAGCATCAGACACTTGCCTAATAATATTTGTTCCGTTGACAACAGCAGGTGGATTTGTGTTTAACGGGTAAAAAATTACTGTTCCAGAAACACCCGAAGCCGTAAAGCTAATTACATATCGCTTCCCGGTTGTGCCAGTGTAATCAACTCGTAAATCAGTTTGTGCTGCGGCAGAAGTAATTGAATACGTTGTGCCGCTTACAGTCCAAGTGCCAGTACTTGTAAAAGACGAAAATAACTCTGGTCCCGGCACGCCTCCCTGACTCAAGTCCAACTGCAAGCCCACAGGCTGCTCCACCGCTGTCACTGGCGTGGTGCCTGCGCTGTCTTGGAACAAAGTTGCAAAATTTGACGGATCAAACCACCATCCTTGTTCACCATTTGCGAAAAGGGAAGCAGGATTAAACGCCCTGCTGCCGTAAAAGATGCGGGGCATGGCGAAACCAAAACCGAACGACATGGTCAGACCTTAGTAGATGCGTGCGATGCTGGTCGCAGTGGTGTTGGTTGCAAACACCTGAATCACCTGAACAGGCAAGATGAACCCAGCAGGTATGGCTGAGAACACGATGTCTGTGCCCTGCGCTGTCAGCACACGCACGTTGCCCGTGCCCCCGATGTACAGCACCGAAGGATTGAACGTGGCCACGTCGCTTGGCGTGACCAGCGCGGCATCGCCCGGAAACATCGGAAACGTGGGGCTGAAGTTTGTCAATTTACCCATGACGGCTCCTTAAATTAAGAACGGGGCCAAAGCCCCAAGACTGCATCAATCAGTCCAAGTTGCCGTATGGGTAAGCAGTGGTGGTGCCAATGTTGCCATCTTTTTGGATGTATCGAACAAAGAACGAAAACGCGCCCGTCAAGGAAGTTCTTGTGTCCAAGGTTGTGCCGACGATGGCCAAAGTGATGACCACTTGCGACAGGTTTGGCTGCCCGTTAGGCTGGATGATGTCAGTCGATGTGGTTGACTGGTTGGTAATCTGCGTTGCAGTGAACGTAGACAGCGCTTGACGACCGACGGCGCTGATGGCGCCAGTGTTGAAGTAGGTGGCTGTACCGGCGGCTGCGGTGTAGTTGTTGGACACGTACACGGTGGCAGAGGTCAGGGAAGCAGTGCCGCCCGCAACAGCCACAACAGTCTGGCAGTCCACGTTCACGCCGTCAATGTCACAACCAGCTGGTATGTAGCAAACCACACCACGATAGACGTTGGTGGCCGAGTCAGCGGGGATGGCCACAGGAGCATAGGTCGATGTGCCGGGGGTGTAAACAACAGCAGGCGCATTCGGAATGCCGTTGCCGTTCACAAAAACACCAGAGCCGCCACTGTAACCGGCGGTGTAAGGGGTTGTGGTGGCCAAGTTGATGTCAATGTGCTGAGCCAGCATGGCGTAGCCCACATTACGCAGGGGGCCAAAACGGTTGTCGCCAGAAAGAATCGGGCCTTCGAAAGTTGAGCGTCCCATGTGGAACTCCTTATGCAAAAGATACCTTACCGATCGTTGCATCGTCTGCTGGGGCAGTGGTGGTAAGGCGGATCACCCAGATGCGGTCAATATACCCTACCGGTCAAACAGGGTCAATATGCTTGTTGGACTTTCGCAGATTTTCCTCCTGTGACTTAGTAACAGGTAATACACCTTCTCCACAGCAAAAGTCAAGGGGCCAAGAAAAAAGGGACCCGAAGGTCCCTTTTGTGCTACTTTGGTTTCTTTTATTAGAAAGAACCGCTGGAGCCGAAGACTCCCAATGGATCGCTCCAACCAAAAGAATATCGCTCGCGGGCCTTGTAACGCACGTTACCGGTGTCGAAGTCTCCATCCATGGAGTTTGCCAAAGGCGTACGCACGAAATGCTTCAAGCCGTTTGGAACGTCGGTGGTCAAAAACCATGCGTTGTTGTCGGTCAAGAAGTGGTTGATCGTGTAGCCTTCAGGGATCGAACCGTTGCTCTTCAAAGCGTTGAGGTCGTTGTTGTTGGTGCCGACGCGGAGTTCGGTTTCCAACAAACGAGTGGCAACGAATTGCAGAGCAGGTGGGATGATCAGCTTGCGGGGCTTGGCTGCAATCAACAAACCACGCTCATCGGTCCATGCAGCGATCTGGATCACGGCATTTTCCAACGATGTCTCATTCAGGTCGGCCTGAGTGGTTGGTGTGTTGGAGTTGCGATCGCCGTTGACCAATGGGTGGGCAGTGCTGAACAGAGCAACGCCGTCGCCGCCGGGGTAAGCCGCCGAGAAGCCGTTGTTCAGTGTGGATGCACCTTTGACCTGCTTGGTGTACGACATGGCACGAGCCAGACCCTTGGTGTAACGGGCAGCCAAGCTGTCGTACAAGTTGTCTTCGATCGCCTCTTCGGTGATCGAGAAACCCAAGGCAATGGTCTCGTGGTTGTAACGAGCAGTGAACGCTTCCTGTGCGTTGTCATAAGCGATGGCAGAACCTTCGGCCTTGACAGGGGCAGCAGAGAAGCCGGACAGCTTCGTTTCTTCTTCAAAGCTACGCTCCGATGTCTCGGTTTCGTAGATTTCTTTGTGCTCTTCGCCGTAACGGGCGTATTCCAAGCCAAACAGTGCGTTCAAACCCGGGAGCAGCTCTTTGAGCAGTTGTGCGCGTGCGATTGCCATTTTGAATTACTCCTTATTAGGCGGTTGCAGAACTGTAATAGCCGTGCACCAATAAGTTCACCTTCACCAGAATTTCTGGGTACTGAGTGAACGTGATTGTGGATGCCGATGGGATGTTTGTACCAGAACCCAGCACGGTTGGCTGAGCGTTGATCGTCACCGAGGTGGCACCGGCAGAAGCGGCGGCAGTCACAAACGAACCTGTATTGATCAGCTGGCCGTTGGAGGCAAGGTAGCCCACGCTGGTGCCAATTGGGATCGCGATAGGCAAGCCAGTACCAGTCAAGGTAATGGTTGTGGAGCTCGAGCTACCCGAGGCAGACACGGTGATGGCCGTCTCAGGCACAAGGCCAACGCAACGAACCGGCAGGATCGTGGTGACAGGAGTGGCTGTAGGGGCCAAGACAGCGTTTGCAGAGTTGCCAGTGCTCAGGCTGGACGCCACAGATGCGTTGTCCACCATCGACAGGTTGGTGCCAATCATGGCCAGCGCGCCAGAGGCGACGACGGTTGTGGCCGAGCAGACAACAGCCTTGAAGACGGTGTCAGGATCGTCACAGACCACAGCTTCAGCATCACCTGCCAATGTGCTGGCGGGCCAGAACTGCTGGAATTGCTTTTGCTTGGTGATTGGGTTGGTGAACGTCACGCCCAAGAAGATACCGGTCACTTGGTTGACGGCGGTACCGGTAGAAACGGCTGCGCGGGTGATGAAACCACGCGACAACACCACGAAATCACCATAGAAGATGTTCGTGCCGTAGCCGTATTGAATAGGCAAACTGCGAGTAGAACCCGCAAAAACTTGCCCGCCGATCAAATTGACCGGCTTCAGGCCGTAAGGCGCTGCGACAACTGGATAAGCCATTTAAGGACTCCTTGTTACTTTGAACCAGAACCAAACCCAACACCGCGACTGGTCGTGGACTTTCGTTCACTGAACAGAGGCATGCGGGGATCATTGTTTCGCATGAAATGATTGTCTACCGACTCCATCTGGTTTTGTGAGACGTTTTGGTAGTAATCCGAACGTGCAATCGCCATGTCTTTGGAAATCTTGCAAAGCATGAGTCCTCCGATTTCGACGTTGCCAGTTGCGGCCGTACCAACCATCATCAATTCCGGATGGTCAGCTGCCTTCACAGGAACCCAACCTTCGCGCATCTTTCGAGACACGTTGTTCGGGTCCGCCTGTCCAAGTACGTGTGTCGCTACCCAGCGATACACGAAACCGGGCTCAGGTGTCGGATCAGGCAAGTTTGTGGGAGGTACGTATACCGCCCGGGTGCTTTTTTCGCGTGAGACGTTGTCACGAGGGTTACGGTTTTCAGCCATTTTGGTTCTCCAATTTCAAAACTTCCATTGCGTATTTTTGCGGATCGAGCTTGAACTTTTTTACCAACGCGGCTTGCGTGGGTGTGAGCTCTACTCGACGCTTCCCAGTCGAACGAGACGCTGGGGCAACAACAGCAGCTGGTTTTTTAGCTGGAGTACCACCGGAACGTGGCCTGTCTTCCGCCCCTCCGCCAAAGACGTCAGGGAACGTGGACTTCATGCGACCATCGATTTGGTCGAAGTAATCGTCAGAGCGGGGATCGACCCCGGAGTTGACTAGCTTTTGATGCAGCCCTAGTGCGTAGCTGGTGTATTCTTCGAACCCCTCAGAACCAAACCACTGGTTTTTTGCCTGCCAGCGCAGTGTTTTTTCATCGGTTTGCGCTCGTTGAGGTTGCGCTTGTTGTGTTTGTACCTCTTCTTCGTCGGTTTGTAAAGCAGGAGCGCGGAAATTTTTTGCATTCTGCAACTCCCACTTGGCATCCGTGAGGGCTTCTTGCGCTGCCATCATGGCGTCGGTGTCAAACGACTCCTGTGCTGCCTTGTAGTCGCGACGCGCTTTTTCCAGCTTGGCCTCGGCCGCTTGCGCAACCATTCCCTTGTACTGCTCGGTGCCGGTCTGCACGTATTGCTTGAGGCGCTTGTTCTCCTCAACCATTGCATGGGCCAGCCGCTCCAGCTCCGCCTTCTCTCGAGCAACGGCCTCTTTGGCCCGGCGCTCGTCATGTCTGGCGTGCGTCAGCTCTTTGATGCGTTTTTTGACGTTGTCGGTGTAGGTGTCCAACTCGTCATCGGTGGGGTCGTCCACGTTGCGGTCTAACGGCTTGCGGCCGCGATCGCGTTCAGGGGTGTCGTCAACGATCGAAATCTCGACGTCGGCGTCATCAACCCCGGTAACCTCAATGTCAAGATCAGTTGACTGATCTTGTTTGTTGGACGGGCTGTCAAGCTCGTCAGGAAATTTATACCCAGCCATCACTTCTCCTTATACGCGGGTCAGGCCGCGGGGGTCTTGCACAACACACTCAACCATGTCGTCATTGATGACACGGAACTCTTTTCCAAAAATCTTGAAGCGCGTACCGGAATAAGTACGCACGAGCACAAAGTCGCCTTCTTTGCACCACGCACCCGAAGGGAACTTGGCGGGGTCTTTGTACGCGTCAGGGCCGACCCGCATCACGAACAACACCGTGGTGGCGTGCTCTTCTTGGCGCAGGGTTGCAGCGTCTCGAACAAGGTCGAGGTTTGTGCCTGCAACTTTCTCGTCGACAGGCGGGACCATACACAGCAGCTTGTAGCCTGTGGGAATGGGAATGGCCGTGGCTTTTGTTTCCGCGTCCGCTTCCGGATCAGGGGCAGCCATCGGCTGGATGTGTTTGGGCAGTGCGATGCCCGGCGGCAGGAGGATTTCACTCATCTGATTTCTCGACTTTCTGTGCAAGGTCAATGATGTAACGCTCTGCAATGGCCAGACCCTGAATGACCCCGCAAAGTTTTTGGTACTCGTCAAAAGTACGACATGAACCACCTGCGCAGTCGTCGGCGTAGTTGTTCATGTCAGTGCGTATTTGTTCGCGCAATACGCGTGCAAATTCTGAAATCATTTACTGGGCTTCTCCGGCTTGGGTTGGTCGCGCGTCTGATTGACGCGGGCTTGGGCCTGCTCACGTTTGTGGGCGAGGTTCTGTTGGTGCGCCTGATCACGGTGCACAAGGTTCTGACGGTGTTGCTGGGCAGCCATGAACTGCTTGGCCTGCGCGCTCATGTTCTCTTGCTGCTGGCGCTGGCTGTTGGCGGCAAGCTCTTGCGCTGCGCGCGCGGCCACCACGCGAGGGTCTTCCCCTTGCTTTTGCTGCGCCTGCTGTTGCTTGAGCGCCAGCTCTTGCTGCTTGATGGCCAAGTCGCCGTCGACCTTCTTGGCCTTGATCTGCAGCTCTTGCCCTTTGATCTGCAACTCCTGCTGTTGCATCTGCACAACAGGGTCCTGTGCTTGCTGCTGGGCCTGCTGCTGAGCAACCGTGGCTTGGTTCTGCAAAAGCACTTGGTTGGCCGCTTGGGCCATCATGGCTGACAGCTGCATCTCCATCTCTGGCGGCAGCTTCTCGTCCTCGGGCGGCAGGGGCATGCCCAGCTGCTGCTCGATCTTCTGGCGGTAGGCAAACCCCACGTGATCGGCCACGTGCGCCATCATGGCAGCCTGAATCTTCGGCGCGTTGGGGCTCTGGCCGATCAACTGCATGACGATCGGGTCCTGCATGAGGGCCATGTGCACTTTGACGTGCGACTCGTGGTCCTGATAGAAAAACGCCTTGACCGGCGCGCCCTTGAGCACGTCTGCGTTCTCGGTGACAGGGTCTCGTGGCTTCTGGTCGTCTGGCAAAGGCACCAACTTTTCAGGGTTTTTGATGCCCAGCACCTCCAGCATCCGGCGGTGTAGCTCTGGCAAGTCATAGATGTCGGGGGCCATCTGCGCCATCTGGATGACCGCTTGGTACTGCACGACGCGCTGCGACAGGGTTGCCGCGTTGGGGTCGCTCACCGGGATGATGTCCAAGTGGTTGTAGTCTTCCTTGCGGGCCTTGCGGCTGCCTTCCTCAGGGTCGTAGGTGTAGTCCGGGTCGGTGTAATCCTTGATGATGCCCACGAGCAGTGCCAGCTCTTGTTTCAAGCTGTAGTGCAGTCGGGCCTGCACGGCCGTCATCACCTTCAGTTGCCGCTCCAGCAACGCCAGCGTGGTGCCCACTGGGGCTTGACCGGACATGTCAGAGATTTTTGTGTCCGCCGTGGCGGCAAAGCGGCGGCCCTCTTCCACGATCGTGCCCAGAAGCTGGAACAAAACGGTGGATGGCTCCTTGTAAGGCAGCGGTAAGATGTTGTCACGCAGCGACCCTGAGCCGATGTCCACGTCACGGAACTCGCCGGGGGCAATCGGGGTGTCGTCCCCTTTGATGCGCAGGCCCCGGGACTTGAGACCGCCGGGCAGGTTAGACAACGTGCCTGCATCGATCAACTGCCGCATCAAACTGGTGGCCGAGAGGGCAAACCCGCCGATCAAGTGGAACAGACCAAAGCCGTAGGCTCCAAAGCCGGGGATGTACTGGTAGTGCACAAAATGCTGGCGCTTGCGCCGCAGCTCATCGTCTTCCCGCCAGTTGCGGCGGATCGACAGCACCGTGTTGCTGCCTTTGATCAGGGTGACGACGTACGGCAGCGCGATGCCCGTCTCCTCCCCATCCTCCTTGTCCTCAAACCCCTTGAGGTCCAAGTCCACATGCACCTCGTACAGCACAAAGCGGTCGTCATTCAGGTCGTTGAAGCCCGTCTCTCTGTCCTTGGCCTTGCGGATGTCGTCTGCGTCCGCCTTCATGGGGTCGGGCAGGTCGATGTCCATGTAAAAACCGGCCTTCTGGAGCTTGATCACCTCGTTTTTGGTCTTGCGCATGACGTGCGTCAGGCGGTAGCAGGTGTCCATGTCCGTGGTGCCGTAGGGCAGGATGATGTCCTCGGCAGGCACAAAAACAGAGGTTTGACGGCCTAAATTAGGGTCAAAATACACCTTTTTGAAGGCTGAACCCGTGGCTGGCAGGCTCCACAGCATGCGCTCGTGCTCTGGGCGGAACTCCTTCATGACGTCAGTCAGCTCGTAGTTCAAGTCCTCTTGCACGCGGCGGGCGGACTCTTTCTTCTTGGGGGTCTCCTTGCCGATGATCTTGGTGCGCACGGGACCTTGCGCAGGAAACGTCTCTGTGATGGCTTCCGACTGAAACCGCACAACTGCTTCCGTGATCATGGGGTGGAACACGCCACACGCCCCGTCCCAAGGCTCCGTGCGGGCCTCGTACTGCAAGCCCAATAGCTTCAGCCCATGGGTGTAGGCTTTTTCCCAGTCCTTGCGGCTGCCTTTGTCGTTCTCAATGTCCCCGACCAGCTCTTCCCCAAGAGCAGCAACGTCCTTGCCTTCCATCTCATCGGCCAAGTTGACGTTGAACTCGTCTTCACCGGGCACGATGGCGATCTCTATGTCACCAAGGTCAATGCGTACCGCTTCGGGGTCGATGATCTCAATCTCAATAGGGGACTCGTCTTGCGCAAGCGCCTCGATTCCCTGCGGCTGTTGGAACAGCGCTTTGTCAATGTTGGTGGCCATGCTTAATCCTGTATAAATTCGTCGGTGTAGAAACAGAGCCGCCCTTCGAGCACTTCTGCAGTCGTGGGGGTGATCAGAATCGTTGTGTGGGGGTTTCCATTTTCGTTGAGCCAAGCGATCAACGGTTTTGTCATCGCCTCAAACTCTCGCAGTGCTTGATCTGGGGTGCTCATCATGTTTCCTTAGTAATATGCGGCGCGGCGCTGTTTGAAGTATCGCTTGTCTTCTGGCTCGTCTGAGTCCAGAACGATGAAGCCGCCTTGGCGAAAGCGTAACAGCGCCTGAGATGTGGTGTCAACGAAGTCATCATTCTCGCCGTTGGGGAATGAGGCGACTTCCTCGATCACCTCGCGCGCCCAGCGTGTGTCCGGTGCCCAGACCATGCCCGACGCAAACAAGTCTGCCACGGCGTTGAGACGGACGATCTTGTCGTTGCCCCGGCTGGGGTTTGTCTCTTGCACGGGGATGCCCATGGCGCGCAGCTCTTGGATCAACGGCGCACCGGCGGCTTTCTTTTCCACGATGAACGCATCAGGCTCCCACTCTTGGTAGTGCTTCAAGGCGACTGCCTTGAGCTCCGGGAAGGCCATGCGGTCTTTGAACGCATCGAGCAGGACGATCTGCGCCTGATCCCGCTCCTCCTCGTTGTAGAACACCCCCCACGTTGTGCACGCCGAATAGTCGGCCGAGGTCTTGACCTCAAAGGCCGTGTCCCAGCTCTGGATGATGTAGTCGCAGCGCGGCGGCTCGTCCCCGGTCCATATCCGCCAAGCCTTGCGTGAGACGATCGCTGCGTTGTTGCTGGTGGGCTGCTGCATGTACTGGGCGTTCCAGTACTGCGGGTCGATGCTGGCCTTTGTTGCCTTGAGGGTGGCCAGCGGCCACTGCTCTGGCCAAAGCGACTTCTCGTTCTCCGTGTCCTCGTGCAAGATGGCCGGAAGCTCCACAATCTCCCATGGCTCGGCGTTGGGGTTCTTGGCTTGGTAGTCAATCAGCCGCCCAGTCAGGTCCAGCTTGCCCCAGCGCGTCATCACGATGATGATCGCCCCGCCCGGCATCAGTCGCTGGAGCGGCCCGGTTTGGAACCAAGACCATGCAGTGTCGAAAGCCAGCCGTGAGTTGGCCTTAACGTCCTGCTCCGAGTGAGGGTCGTCAATAACAAACAAGTCAGCACCACGGCCAGCAAGAGCGCCGCCGACACCAGCAGCATAGTACTGACCGCCAAGGCTTGTAGACCATTTACCAGCAGCCTTTTGGTCGTCTGCCACTTGTGTTTGAGGGAAAAGGCCATGGTAGTCCTCGTCGGCCAGTAAATTTCGCACGCGTCGACCAAAGTCTTCGGACAGACCGGCCGTGTGCGTGCCCATGATGATCTTCTTCTCAGGAAAATTGCCTAAAAAGAAGGCAGGAAACAAGTAGGAGCTGAACTCCGACTTGCCCATACGCGGCGCGATGTTGATGATCACGCGCTTTTTAGTCCCAGCGATCACTTCTGTGAAGATTTTGGCCAGCTTCCTGTGGTGCGGCCCGATCTTGAACCCCGGATACACCGCTTTGGCAAACTCAAGCATGTTCGTGCGCGCCAAACTCTTTTGCTTGTGCTCTTGCGCCTTGTCCAGCAGCTCCAACGCCTCCAGCTTTTCCGTGGAGGACATCTTGCCAAGGTTCTTGAACAGAACCGCAGCTTGCTCAGGCGTCAGTGGTGGGTTCGTCGTCATCTTGGATTGGGGTGGGGGTGACTTCGGCGATGTCCACGAGGTCCGTTACGTCGGCGTCTGAGACATCCATGAACTTGGCCAGCTTCTCTTTGAGGCGCTGGTCGATCTCAGCTTCCGTCATGTCGGTCTTCTTAATCTCAATCTTCTCAGTGAACAGGCCAACTTCCGTGACCTTGCCCAGAAGGCCGAGGGCTTTTAGGCGGATATTGGCGTTGGGGCTTTCGCACTCTTCGACCAGTTTGGCCACGGCGTAACCGCGCAGCTCCTTGGCTTGGTGCACAAACTCCCAGTCGTAGGCCGTCAGCATCCCTACAAGATGGCGCACGGCCGCAGGGGTCTCTATCTTGGAGACCAGTTCATGCTGTTCTTTTATAGGAGAGGCCGTTGTCAGCGCCGAGAAAGTTTGACGGGCCTGCTGTTTTTCCAACTCAGAGACGGCGGTTTGCGCGTCAGGTATGCCCATTTCCTTGAGCCAGTCGTTGGTACTGATTTTGCCGTTGAGAAGTTCAACAGGTGCGGTCGTCTCTGCCGGAGATGGCGCTTGTGACTTAGGCAGGACTTCAGGGTCGAAGTCAAGGAGGTGGTCTAACATTTGGTCCTGACGGCTAAGGCCGGAGTTGCGGGTTGCTGTCCCGATGCGCTAAGTGTACACTCACACCCGGCACTGGTGCAACTTGTTGTTCCATTGCTTTCTCCTCAGGTCAAGTGACCTTTTAAGCCCCGGCCAAAAACCGGGGCTTTTTTTCGCCCCGGTTTTTTTAAAAATTTTTAGAAATTTTTTGAGACGGCCAAATCTGTCAAAGTTTTGACAAAAACCATAGGTACTTTTGTAAAATAAGTATTAGGTATTACAAAGATGCTGGGAGCGGTTGGGGAACAGTGTTGTACTACGAAGCTGTGCCACGCTCCAAAAAGGGACTATGGGGGTACGGTGGGGCTCGGAAAGTGGCCTTTGTGCCTCGAAAACAATGGGGCTGAGTGGCGATCAAACAAGGGTTGCCGGAAACTAGGGTTTGTCGAGTGAGGATTGGCCTTGCAAGACACAAACCCAACGGAGAAAATCCATGTCAAAACTGACCATTCAACAATACGCCTTCAACATCGGTTCCGCTACACGCAAGGTGCGTGAAGCCGCTGACCCTTTCCATGTGGCCTACGTAGGCGCAACCCCTGAGCAACGCAAAGACCTTCGCCATCGTTGGATGCTTGGCCACCTTGAGGGCCAAGGCTTCAAAGGCGTAGAGAGAATTCTCTCTGAGGGCAAAGGCGCTGGTGCAAACCCTGAGCACGTCAAAGCCATTGACCGCGCAAGCGCAGACTTTCGGTACATGGTTGTTCGCCCTGAGCCCAAGGATGCCGCACCCGCAAGCGCCAAGCGCATAAGCCCCGTCTTGCGTAGTGCGGCGATGGACTTCTTGGCCAACTTCGAGGGCGAGTCCCTCGATGAACAAATCAAGCAAGCCCTGACCGTGTTGCGTTCACTGTAAATGCGAATGCTTCTCAGAGAGATTTCTCTCTCGAATCCCAATGGGCTTGGCTGGCCCGTTGTTACCCACCGTGTCTAACGGCGTTTGCCTACGGCACAACACAACCCCACGCCTAGCCAGCGTGCCCTTCGGAGAAACTTCCATGCGTAACACCAAACAACCCACCATCGAAACCATCACCCAATGGCGTGACCAAGCAGGCGCACTCTGGTGCGCCCAAACCTACTACCCCAACGGCAAGAAGGATAAAAACTACACCATCCATACTGTGAGCATGGTAGGCACGACCATCAGCATCCCTTGCGCCTCAGTCGCACAGCTCTGGCATGAGGTCAACATACGCCAGCAACGCGCCATGAACGGCATCTGAGAGAGAATTCTCTCTAAAAAACAGTGTCCGAACTGTCCTTTTACTTTCACACCTTAAAGCAAAGCGTGGACGGCCGCAAACCCGCATGGTTGCGTGGGTTTGCGCAAAACTGTCCTCTTCTTCTATATATATTTATATACATATAGAGAAGGAGAATTTGTTTTATATGTTGGTACATATACACACATATATAAAATTAAAAGTGAAGCGTGCTCTCTTTTTATTTTGGTAGGAAGAAGTGGTCACTGGTACTCAGTGAAACCTAGAAACCTAGCATTCATGCGGCCTGCGAGGGTGCAATGGCCCGTCCACGTTTAGCGTTAATGTGTGAAAGAATTAGGACAGTCCCGACAAACACTGTACAATTTGTTATTTTAAGGAGTAAAAGTATGGAAGAAAACATTCAACCCGCTTGGTTGGTCATGAGCACGCCCCGTTTGGAGCGCCACCTGCGTGCGCAAAAATACCCTGTACCTGTGATACGCGACATCTTGCAAGCTGTGAAACTGACCAAAGCTCGGCAACGCAAGCTGAAAATCAAGACCACCGTATCGCACCAACTGTGGGACGACATCTTATCCGCCGCAAGGATTGAGCTAGGCGGTGTGCGCACCATGAAGTCTCAAGCCAAACGCCAAGCAGACGCTGAGTTCGGCAACGTGGGGACGATGGCCAAGTACAGGGCGCTGTGTGAATACGAGGACGTGCTCGTTGAAGTGATCGCCGATCTGGTCAAGGTGCAAAAGAAAGGCACGTTCGCACCGGGGCAGTTCGTTACCTTCGTTAAGGAGAAAAAGGGGTGGGACATCCCTAACAACGGCGAACACTGGACGGATTACGTAGATGCTGCGCAAAAGCGCTATGTGCGTGACCTGTTCGAGGCCACACCCAATCCAGCCCGAGGCAAACGCAAAGTCCCGTTCGAGCGGCGCGTATCCCCGGACGTCCACACCATCCAACGCTCATTTCTTGTGGGCCAGATGAATAAAGCGAAAGACGACATCGACGTAGAGCGCCGTATCGCAACCACCCCGGAAGCGATTGCCGCACTGGATGTGCGAGAGATGGACTTGCAACGTGCCTACCTTGCAATGGACAACCTCAAACCAACGATGCCCCTGCCTGCCCGATGGACAGGCCTACTCAACATTCTTTAATCCAGAGAGAAATCTCTCTGACAACTTCACCATGCAACGCCGCCCGCATGGTGGAGCCTACCTTCAAAGGGCGGCATCTGAAACTGGAGAAAGCAAATGAACGACTACCGAGTAGACCGGGCGGACAGCCTGTACACGCCTTGTGGGATGAACTCCATCGTGCTCATCACAAGCAACCAACGAGAGGCGGAGCTTGTGTTCAACCACACCAAGCCGGGACTGAACGCATGGAACAAACCCGACCCACGCTACGGCGTGCTGTTGTCCAAGTGGAGCGCACTTGCCAACAACTACCTGCCACTGAAATTCAAACACAACGGAGAAAGCAAATGAGAACTACGTACATCGTCACCCTGATCGACGCATCAAAGCCCGACTGGGGGCAAGAGCAAAGACAGGAGCACATCGTGAAGTCGTGCACCGTTAATTGTCTGGAGCACGCACACAACGTGTCACGTGCTTGGATAAATGAGACCGTCAACGTGCACCACCAAGTCTTTATCTCAGAGGTGATTGAGACGCACTACCGTGAACCAATTGTGAAAGTGAGCAAGCCATGACAACACTGACCGGACACCAGATCGAGGCGGCTCGCCTCTTAACCCTGCGCCAGATGCTCAAGCTGGAGATGTTAGGCATGAGCAAATCCCGTGGGCCAACGGCCTACTCAACGCTCAAGATGATGGGCTTCAAAGGGTCGAGAGAGAAAGTTCTCTCTGACCTGAACGACTGGCGTGACAACGTATTGGTAACCGAAGGAGAAACGAAATGAGTGCAATGGATTTAGACCACGACATGCTGTTATCAGCGGCGCTGACCATGGAGGATGAGGGCGGTAGCTTCGCAGGGCACATCGCCCGTGCGTTCTACGTAGCAGACACCACCAACAAAGAGCGCCTGATCACAGCGTTCGATGACTTGTTCTGCAAGTTCTACCGCCAGCACCGCATCAACAAACTCAACCAAGGAGACATGGAATGAAAGACAAAGACTTCCACTTCTACGCATCAAGCGTAGCGCAATGGGCAACGACCGATGACACGCGAGACTTGCCCGCACTGCTCGACCTGATGGACAAGGACGGGTACACCTACGCCCTGTTCCTTGTGCCTGTGTCGCACACCACAGGGTACGACATCAAGATGTACTGCCCTCTAGTCGATGGTGCTGAGTACCTCGGCACATTCACATTACCAAAGAAGAAAGGATCACGCAAATGAACTACGACATCAACACCAAGGCAGGCATGAAGAATGCCGTGCAGTGGACACGCAACATGTTCGACACCGTCAATGATGGCGGTGTGTGGATGGTGCCTCGCTCCATGACGATGGTGCGTATCAACAAGAAAGACCGCATTGCAACGCTCATCGTTGGCTTTGCGCCCGACCCATCCCTCAAGCGTGTCATCGAGGCGATGGGGTGGACAGTAGTTGTTGAGTGAATCTAGAGAGAGTTCTCTCTGACGCCTTGATGGGTGGCGGCCATACCGGTATACCCATCGTTTCCTAAAATCTGAAACTGGAGAAAGCAAAATGCCTACATGGAACACACTTAGCGAAGCCTTTGACTTCGCAGACAACTTGTTTATGAAAGCCGCATACCTCGTATCCGATGGTGCGCACGAGTCGGTCATGATCCCCACGGGGCCTCGCACCTTCCGCCGTGAGTGGCGCGAGACTTACGCAGGTCGGCCTTGGTTCAAGCAACAGCGCCAGCGTCATCAACTGCACCCTGCTGTGTATGACATCATGACCACACACAAGTACAAGCCTGATAACTGGCAACAGTTGCTGCTTGAGTGGCCACACAAAGCCATCACTGACCCCAACCGCTTGGCCTACACACGCAACGAGCAGTCCGCCATGCACAACGGGGACAGCGACATCAAAGCTGTCGTGACAACCATCGGTAAGTACTTGACGCGTCACTTCCCTGATGCGCCATCCAACCTTATCCGTGACGTCGTTGCACAGTACACCTACGGCGGCTCGACCACCATCACCAAGGACATGGACAAGATGGTGCATGCGGTCATCCACGGGCCTCGCTCATGTATGAGTTCGAGCTTCGACCTGCTGTGCGATGACAGGGAGGAGCGCCATCCTTACGAGGTGTACGACCCGTCTCTTGGCTGGGGTATGGCTGTGCGTACTGACACTGATGGCATGGTGTTGGGGCGCTGCCTTGTGCATGTGAGCGAGGATGGCGACAAAGGGTTTGTGCGCTCATACAAACGAGAGCGGGAGTACTCATCGCACTCAGGTACTGACGAGGCCATCGAGGCATACTTGAAGGGCTTGGGTTATGCCAAGTGGCGCGGCTGGCCTGACCACATACACATCATGCGCTACCCACTGCGCCGTGGTGGTGGGTTCTTGATGCCCTACATTGACGGCAGCAGTCAGCACGTTGTCGAGGAGGATGACACGTTCCACATCTCACAGTACAACGGATGGGAGGCGGCCAGCACGAGCGGTATGCTCAACGGCCACACCTGTACCTGCGAGGACTGCGGTGAAGGCATGGACGAGGATGACTCCTACCATGTCGGCTACCACGGTGACAGTCGTGTCGGCCAGTGCTGTATCGACAACTACCAGAGGGTGCAGGGCCGCAGACGTCACGATTACTACGTCCACAACGACAACGCAGTGCAGACGCAAGAGAGTGACTGGTACGACAGCGAGTACCTGTCTGACAACGACATCGTTGAGCTGCATAGCGGCGACTACACGCACAGTGACAACGCTGTGTACATCGAGTCGCAAGATACGTACTACCACGTCGATGACGATGACATCTGCTACGCCGAGGACACCAGACAGTATGAGCTGACCGATGACTGCTGGCAGTGCACTGAGTCCGGCAAGTGGTACACCGATGACGAGGACAGCGTAGAGGTAGACGGTGAGACGTACCACCCGGACAATGCGCCTGAGTCAGCGCAAGAAGAGTTAGACCTTGCGGTCGAGACAGTAGCCGAATGTGTGTGGACTCCCCACGTCACAGGCCCAACCGAAACCAACTGAAGGAGAAACATCCATGAACAAATCAACTATTCTGTACAAGACCCTAGCCCGTGCGCTCTCGATGATGCGCCCACATGACAGCGAGGGCACACGCCGCATGACTGACTGGCTGGAGGAACGCGTCAAGAAGCTACCCAACGCCATAGTCGGGCGTGACGGTGCGGGTAACCTGCACGTTGACACACGCCTGAACGCATCCAACCGGACGCTGTTCGTTGCGCACGTTGACACGGTGCACCGCAAGGAAGGCCCCAACAAGATCAAGCAGACACCGACCTACTGGTACGCTGACGGTGCAGCTTTGGGGGCGGACGATGGCGCGGGCGTTGCGATGCTCATGCACCTGCTGTACTCAGGTGTGTCTGCTTACTACATCTTCACGCAAGGTGAGGAGTGCGGCGGTATCGGTGCTACGTGGCTTGCCAAGCACGAGAGAGAACGTCTCTCTGAGTTCGACCGGGCCATTGCGTTTGACCGACGGGGTATCGACAGCGTCATCACGCACCAAGGCCGGGGCCGTTGTTGCTCTGATGCGTTTGCCGATGCGCTCAGTGCCGCGCTCAATGCGGACGATACCCTGATGTATCTGCCCGACAGTACAGGCGTGTACACCGACACGGCCGAGTTCATTGACATCATCCCCGAGTGCACCAACATCAGCGTGGGCTACTACGCCGAGCACAGCGACAAGGAGTCGCTCGACATCATCCACTTCCAAGCGCTGGCCGAGCGTGCGGCACTGCTCGACTGGGACAGCTTGCCCACTGACCGTGACCCGACGGTGGTTGAGTACCTAGACTGGGGCAGGTGGGGTGCGTACAGTGACGCGTCTCTGACGGGTGTCAATTCTGCTGGCTCAAGCGCAGGGGCCAAGCAGTATTACCTTGATGATGCGAACGAGTGGGACTATGACTCGTACACCATCGAGCTTCAGGAGGCTTTGTACGATGCGCAGGCGGGCTCCAAGCAGTGGCTCATCGAGCTGATGTGCGAGTCCGTGTGGCCTGAAGACCCGGAGATGGCCGAGCGCCTGATCGACCGCAACAAGATTGACGCGCAGGTGCTTGCCACTGCGCTCAAGAACAGTGCAACGTATGACGCCACGGCTGTGCTGGCCGTGATATTCGACCAGTCCTACGCCGCTTAAATCAACCCGCATGGTGGGACGCTGTGTCCCACCAGCACAACCCCAAGGAGAAATGAAATGAAAAAAGTAAGCGATTCGGCCAAGGCCGCTGCGGTGATGCACTTTGTATCTGACAGCGGAGACACGGCCCTCACGCCAGAGATGGCGGTGGATATATTCAATGAGTTGGGCCAGACCTTCGGCCCGATCAACGGCGTGCTAGACAAGTACGACATGACGCGTTGGAGTAGGTACGACAATGTGGGCGACGCTGAGTGGTGGGAGCAGCTTGAGTTGCTAGCACACGTGATCGACGCCATGTTCGACTACTTTGAGTTTCCACCAGAGGGGGTGTAAGTATGCGCAAATACACAGGCCCTGCCAAACCCATACCTACGTACCGGGAGCCCATCACCCACAAAGTTGACCGCGTGCTGTTCGCCGTAGGCGGCTGCGGATGGTGCGTTTAACCCAGAGGCGCTAAAGCGTCCTCAAACAAGGAGAAGGAAGATGAGAATAGTCGAGCAACTTTTTCGCACTCAAGAGCGGTTAGTACGGCAAAGCAACAAGGCATGGGCCAGAGGCGTGCGTGCCCAGTACAACCGCCAAGAAAGTAAAGAACTGCGCTATTTCAAAAAGGCGGATCGTTTAAATGTGCTGGCCCGTGCAGCACACAAAGCTCTGACATCAATACGCCCTGCGTTTGGCTGGTCACAACCTTGAACAAAACCAGAGGAGCTGAAATGAAACGATACAAAGGCCCAGCCAAACCCATCCCCACGCACATCGAGATCGTCAGCGACAAGCTTGAGCGCGTGATCTTTCTTCTGCTGGCCATCGTGGCCGCAGTGATTCTTTACTTGGAGTGAACTATGAAAAATATGCAAGCAGTTATAAACGACACCGACTACGACCTGCTCTGGCATCAGAAGATGCTGCTGCTCGAACTGCGAGACAGCACCAAGACAACGCACGATCAGGGTGTGATGCTCAACGGCCTCGTCCACTTCCTCGATGCGTTCCAAGACGCCGTCGTGAATGACGGCACGCTCCTCGAACAGCGTGTGTTCGGTATCGGCTGCAACGAAGGAGAACTGAAATGAAATACACAGGCCCTGCCAAACCCATACCTACGTACCGGGAGCCCATCACCCACAAAGTTGACCGAGTGCTTTTCCTGCTCGCGCTCATTGTCCTTGCCCTTGACCTTTTAATCTGGAGACCCTGACATGAAACTTGTACACCTGCCAAACACCCGAACAGCCGTCAACCCTGCATGGATTACGTGCGTGATCAACCACCCCGATGCAAAGAACTTCTACAAGGAACCATGGCCGCACGTCTCTGTGCATTGGTGCTACGGCGTCCAGCAAGGGCAGGCGGACATCAAGGGTGTGTCCTTTGAAGAAATCATCGCACTTATCAACGAGGCATCAAAATGACTGCACTTCCCTATCAACAATCCCTTTTTGAGTTGCACGCCAAGCTGGCCGTGGCCATCGCCAACTGCGAGCGGTACACACGCCCCGCACATCAAGTGCGCAACTGCCCCTCTGACTTGGAGAACTTCGACCAAGCATGGGCCGAGCGCAGGAAAATCGAGTTCCAAATCCGTCAACTAACCCAAGGAGAATGCCATTAAATATTTATGAGCGTGCTTGACATCTGTCTAAGACTAGACAGATAATATATTTCCTAAGGAGAAAACGATGAACATTTCCCTGCTAACCATAGCCCGGCGGAACTACTGCCGCCCGGATATCCCTCGCTCTACGCAACGACACAACGTACTAACATGGTCGCGTTCTGTGCACTTGCTAGGAAGTAAGTGGCTACTGGCCGCACCCGTTAAAGTTAAAAAGTTGGAGACCCCCCATGCCTGATATTCAAACCGCCATGCAAGAAGCACTCAAGAAAACCGCCCATGCGTGGGCAACGGACGACGACAGCGACACTGTTGCGCCGCCCGTTCGCCACAACGCGGCCACTGAAACTTTAGGGAGCACGCTGACGACGTTCAACTGCATCCGGGACAACCCCGGCAAGACCCGGCAGGCTATCTTTGAGATGCTGGTTGCGTCCGGCGTCAAACGAGGGTCGGTCACATCACTGCTGAGCCAGATGGTCAAGCGGGGCAACGTCCGCGAAGTCAGGGGCTTGCTGTACGTGGCACAGGATGCGTACGTGAAAATTAACTACCCCAAAAAGACTGCACTGACGGTAGTAAAGAAGCCTGTTAAAGCAGTGACCCCGGAGCCCGTGGCCCCCACAGAGTGGTCTGCCAGCGAGGTGGTGGACAAGCTCAGCGTTCGGCAGGCACGCGCAGTGCTGGACGAGTTGAAGGTGCTGTTCGGGGAGGCCGTATGACTGACAAACGATGCTGCACTGGTGACTGCGCTCAAGGGCGCGACTGCCCGCACAAAGAAAGCGCCTTATCAGTCGGCAATGTGACGTTCACGGTGGTGATGAGCATCATCACGTTGCTTGTTGCCGTGTCATTCTGCTGGTGGCTGATCACCGCTGTTTTAATAATTGTGGAGGCATTTATATGACCAAAGCACAGCAAGTGTTCGAGGCAATTATGGCCGCCAAAGGTCACGATGATTTCTCGATGAGCGCAACAGGGAAGTACTTGCACCCCGGCCTGCAAGTGCGCTGGCCCATGTTTTTACTCGGCTGGGAAATGAGAGGAGCGATGTTATGAAAGACGTTATTAAGATGGCGCGTGAGTCGCGCCTCGATGTGTACGGTCTTGGGAAAGACCATTTGGCGTTTGTTGCTGCACTACAACGGTTTGCAAATCTTGTCCGTGCTGATGAGCGTGAGCGTGCCATGCGTGAAAACGCTTATGTGCAAGCCGAGCGTGAGGCGTGTGCAAAGTTGGCGGCGACTACCGTGTGCGATATTCACATACCGACAGGCGTGAAAATTTACGGGACAGTTGCTGCCGCCGCCATCCGAGCAAGGGGTGAAGCATGACACAAGATGAAATCTTAGAAATGGCTAAGCAGGCGGGCTTTGAGCGTTTGGGGCATACAGATGACGATTGGGTTTGCCTTCCTCAAGATATTGAAAACTTTGCCGAAATTCTCGCTCGTGCAGAGCGGAAAAAATGG